GTAAAACCATTACTATAGGCTAGCAAATTATATACTAGTTCTATTTTTGTCATTGTAGTTTGGTAATCTTGATATTTTGCATTTATGAGTATTTGAATTGTCCCCATATCAGTATCATTATGAGTACCACCCAAATCACTTAAAAGAACACCAACTCTATCTTCTAGTGGATATATCCCCCAGAATAAATCAGTACCTACTATAAGTGTAGTTTCTGATTCGACATAATCAAGTAGTTCTTTAGTTACCATTTTCTGATTGCTCTATCTAAGTGACGCTGTAAAATTCCACCAAGTTTCATAAATTTAGTTGATATAAATCCTGGCCCAGATTCACTATCAGTAAGTTGCCCATGCCAATTATGCATTTTAGCTGCATATGGAGTTTTATAAATTATCTCTATAACACCCTTTTGCATAGGAACAAATAATCCACCACCAGCACCAACACTAAATTCTCCTGATGCTAAATACTCTTTACTTCCTTTATTTCTATTACGTGATGCTGTCGCCGGATTTCGCCCTTGAGCTTCTCGCATACGATGCGTGGAACTCACAAATCTTCCATCAACATAAGCTCTTCCACTTCTTCGGAGTGTTCCAGTATCAAAGGGTGGACGAGGTATATCTGCAACAGTAGAACGAAGAATATCTTTAGCGGTTTCAGCACTTAAAGATTCTAATCCCTCAAGTAACCTATCTGTTGCATCTACTATATCTCCTGTGAAACTTTTAGACATATTCGAGTATCCTATACTCATATCCAGGAATAGTGTATTTGGATATAGCATTAATATAATAAGTCGCACTATCAATTACTATCTTATTATCTATTTCAAAAGCGATAACTTCAGTAGTAAATATCTTACCCTTACTTATCAAACTACCATCAATACCAAATGTTCTTTCACGCTCAATGTATGCTGAATAAGTTACAGCACTACCAGTGGTAATAGTGCCGTACTTATCCTTAGTCTCAGGGTAATATGCAAAAGTTTCTCTTTGTGGAAAAATACTCATATACCATCCACTGTAAAAATATTATCACTATCTTCTACATCTATCATACCACCAGCACCACTAGTTGTAGAACTTCCAGCGGCTTTGTTCATATAATATCTAATCCTCTTACGAATATCTCGTACATCCACACTTTCATTAAAACTCCCTATAGTAAGTTGACGCCGACCACGATTCTTATTTAATAGCATACGTAGAACATATGCACATGTAAGATCCGTATCATTGTCAACTTGCTTAAGAGCATAAGCTATACTATCGTCACTTATATCTGACGCTTCTATTTGTAACTCAAACCTAACATCATTTAATATAGCCACGATAGTACCTTATTTATTCTACAATATCATCAAGAAGATAACCAAGATCAGAAGCAACCAATTTAAAATCTCTATAGTTATGAGCTTCAACACGACGGGCTTTTTGTTTCGGCAAATCAAAATTATCTACACCATAACCAGCATTACCATAACCATTCCAAGTGAAACGATATCCAGCACTAGGCTCTTCCAAACTAGGAGCACTAGGAGCATAGTATATTAAGCAATGATTAGACCCAATAAAACCTTGAGAAGCACTAGCACCGTAAGCAGCGCTATCATAAACACCATTCATTACAATAAACTCTTCAACTTCAAACATACTTGCAAGAAGCCCAGTAGTCACATTAGATGATGATGTATATTTGATCTGATCTTTAATATCACTATGTCGTTTAAGTACATCATAAACAGTGCGATTAACAAGAATCCTATTAGGATCAAAACCAGTAGCAGCTTTTACAGTAGCTTTTGCGGTATCAATATTACCAAAAGGATCTCCAGCACCAGCAGCAGTCCATGCAGTACCTGGAGTAAGATCAGTAGCCCATTTACCTGTAACAAAGAAATTAGCTGCAAAAGCTACTTCATCATAGATATCAATCTTATTTGCGACACGACGAGTAGCAGCTTTTTCCGGATTAAGAGGACTCGGATCATTAGCAATATACTCATTTGGCACATCTTCATGAAAAGATATATCTTTACAAGCATAACTATCAGTTCCACGAGCATGAGGTGAGCCCGCACTTTCAGTGCCTGGAGCACGAACATCTGCTTCATTCTTCATCCAATAACTCTTATCATAAGTAGGATAAGTAGATGAAAGTAAGTTAACAGTACAATTCGGAAAAACTCGCCCAGAGGCAAAATTGCTACGATCCTGCATATATTTGAGACCAACATTGGTCAATGTTTCAGAATAATAAGTTTGTAAAGCCATTGTTTATCTCCTTTAAGTTAATTTAGCGGTTACAAGTTCACCAGAATCGCCGCCTACTAAGATAATCCCACAAACAAGATCATCATCACCAGCCACTGCGTCAGTACCTGTAGTATGAGCAATAGCATGACCATTGCCATCACTTATAAACAATGCACCAGCGGTCAAAGTGGCGGCGAGTAATACAAGAACTGTACCACTAATAGCGACTTGACAATCAGTGTCAACAATATCATAGCATACACCAATCGGTTTGAGCGACGCACTCAAAGTACCAGCACCACTAATAAGCTCACCACGAGTAATAGTATTAGCAGTAGTCATGGTAATAATTGTATTTCCTTGGTAAGACATATTTATTCTCCTTTAGCGTTTAAAAATTTTAGGATAAAGTTCAGCAGCGCGATCAATAGCCGCGTCTATGTCAAGATTTTCAGATGCCATCACACGATTAACAGCAGCATCAATAGTAGTAGGAACTGCGCTAGCATCTGGGGATTCATCCAAGCCTTTGGGTTCAGTGAGTCCTTTGGCTAAAAGTGTTTTAGCAGCATGAAGTGCGAGAGTCTCTTCGATAACTATTGACGGGTTTTCCATCGCAAGTAACGAATCAATAAAAGCATCACTAGCTTCGTAACCCACAGTATCAAACTGACTCGTAATAGTATTTCGAGCTGTTGAAGCTTCAGTGTCTTCAGTTAACTTGGTTAATTCAATACGCAGATCATCATTTTTAGCGTTTAACTCAATATTAGATTCAGTTAAAATATGAACTTTACTGTTGGCTTCAGTTAAACTAACATTAAGCGCATTATAGTCAACTTTACTTATTGTGATTTCTTCAGTTTCTTCACTCGAAGCATCAATTGCTTCTCGTACGCTTTTCGGTAACGCGCTATGACCTTCAAGCGAAGCCATTAACTCTTTCGAGCCCATAGTCGCTAAGGCTTTCTGTAATTCTTGTTTCACGTTATAACCTCCTAAGGTTAATGCTAAGTTAATTGCAGTTTCAAGATTACCAATATGATCAACCAAGCCGGCCTCGACAGCTTGAGCACCAATAAATATACGACCTTCACCAGCACGAGTAAGACAATCAGCAATAGTCATATCACGAGCTTCAGCTACGTGGTCAATAAACATAGAATAATAATAATCAAGTGAATCTTGTAAGGAGTTTCGAGCTTGGTCACTCAAGGGTTCAAAACGATTACCATCACCTTTGTACTTACCCGCAGTAAGTACAGTAGTCGTAATATCACTTTTAACCTTAGCTTTAGACTCTTCTTGGTGAACCATAATTACACCAATACTACCCACCTGGGCCATTTCGTTGCAAACTACCGCATTTGAAGTTACTCCGAGCCAAACACCCGCAGATGCAAGTAGTCCATTGGCGTATGTAATTACAGGTTTACTAGTTTTGGCTTCTTTAATTGCTAACACCACATCAGATACACCGTCAACGGTGCCTCCCGGTGTATCCAACGATAATACAATAGCTCGAACACTATTATCATCAACCGCAACTCGTAACTCGTTTATAATTGTTTCGCCGGATATACCGCCACTCATGGCATTCAGCCCGGATAATTTTTTATGGAAAGACCCACTATAAGTAAGTACAGCAACACCACTATCAGTAATACGACTAGGATTACCATCGCTATTAGCTTTGTAATTAACTGCACCTTCGATTGATTTCCACTCATCAAATGCCATTTGCATAACATCAAAATAACTAGGGGTAATTGCCCAATAATTACTTAAAAAATATTTAGTGATTGCTGTACCTTTCATACTATTGCTTCCTTGTTATTCAGTTAGTGAATGAGAGTATAATTTATCAACTATCTTCATTAGTATTTAGCCCACTATTAACTTGTTTAGATGTAGATTCATTATCTTCGTTTTTCTTGGATTCACTTTCAACAAGAGCAACACGAGTAGAAGAAGTATCCATCTCAGGAAGCCCTGCCATACGACGAAGTTCAACTTCTAAACGTTCATCAGGAGTAATAGCATTAAACTTAAATAGCCGCGCTAAGAAAGCCGCAACTTCCTGTAAATCAGGACGATTAGATCCGATAGGCACAAGTTGAGGCATTTTTCGAAGATTATTAAGAGCTCGAAGAGCTGGCATACCAATGAACTGAGTATTGACAGTACGTGCAATCACTAAAGCAAAACCCTCAACAGCTTTGTAAAAGAGTTCACTTTGCTCTTTGTTAAGTCCCATTGCACTGGAACCATTGAGCCCCATTATAAGAAACTGAGCAAGAATGCTTATTGAAATTCGTGAGTCATAACGATTAATAACATCATTAAGATTAAATTGCCGATCACCAGGAGAAGCGAGAAGATTCAACTCCCAACCAAAAGGAAGTACTACTCCTTCTTGTTCATTGCGTTTAATCCCTTGCACTGTTTCCAATGCCCAAGTACCAGCACGATTGATAGCACCTTTATCATCTATTAGTTCTTGATCTTCAGGAGGAGTTATAATAGGAAGTCCAGTAAGATCACGTTCTATTCCAATAGATTCAAGACGTTCTATATTTGTTTTATAATACCAATCACGATAAGCATTACGTAAAATACTTTTACCTTCGGGATTATTCTTATATGCTGTTGTCCGAAAATGTAGACAATTATGAAGACTCACAGTAGCTGTATTACCAAGAGAATCTCGCTGTTTAAATCCAGTCGCTCGGTTACCCTTATCCATAACCCAGCGTTCAATCGTTGTTTGCGGTCTACTTTCCATAGCATTCCAAACATAGCGACCCTTACGACTTTCTTTTATCGTAGTTTCAAAAGCGCTAAAACCAAACGGCAAGAAAGAAGTTATATCCGATAATTTTTCTTCCCAAAGAACATTATCAAGGGATTCTCTCACGATACCTTTTGGGTCATCGTCTACTTTCCACTCGATTGTTTGGATGATCTTATTAATAGCTAGAAGTATACCACCACAAATAGCATCATCATTTGCCATTTTATCAAATTCGGTGTACTTAGCGCTACCAGCGAGCTTTGCTTGAGGCTCCTCATTCATAAAGCCGTTGTAATTACTCGGGCCGCCTATACCTGTGAATTGTTTTGCCATGTGGTAAATTCCATAAGTATTCAATTTAGTATAATAGTATATGACGTGATAAGAAGAACGCCTATTAAAAGCAATGGAGATTATAGTCTTTCAAAACTAGATATGACTCGAAGTTCACTATTAAGTGTAAAATATGCCGAAGTATCCATTGCAACCGCACCACGGGGATTAAAATGACGCAAAGTACTTACCATGAGAGAATCCCCGTAGTCAGGAGAAAATCCGAGGCGGGATTTAAGCTCGGCCTTAGGAGTTATGATCATCTTGTTAGTACGTTTGTCTGATTCTATCTGGATTTCAGGAAGTTCTTGAACATAGCGCTCATGATAAGGAAGATAAAATTCACGAATATTCTCATGAAGTTGCCCGTAGAGTTCTGCCCTAAGGTTAGCATATCCATCAGGATCATTAGCACGAGCATTGGCAACCATCTTATAAGTACGATATCCAGGACGACGCCGCATCATATCGTAAATTGGAATACCAAGTCCAAGGTAATCGATGTAAAGTTCTCTCGCACTCCATTGTAGCATGAGATCGTGAACTTTATTCATCAAAGGTACAGTATCACTAGCTTTGATACGAATCGGCGGGTAGACGTAAAAACCCCTCCGAAAAGTAAGTACACTATAATCACCTCGTCCACCTGCAGGATCAAGCCCGGCCACTAAAACACCCATTTCAGCAGCTTCTTCAAGAGATACTTTCTTGTGATTTTCAAAAATAGTATAAAGAGTATCTATGTCTGCAATTGCTGAAAATCCGCCTATAGGAAACTCACCAAGAACTTTAGTACGAAAGAAATCCGAGTCTTCACCATGAATATCTCTCATACGATCAACGTAGTCATTCTCAACAAAAGGAGAAAGGATGGATGAAAAAGTAAATTGATTCCATTGTGCTTTATTTTTGTTATGAGAATCGTAAAAATAACCAGTAGCGCGAGTAGGATTTCCAGTCATAGCAGCATAGACATTCTTTTGGATCATCGAGCCTTCCATACCAGCAAAAACTGCATCTGGGATGCCGCTGTTGCCGCTCCAGAAACATACTCCATTACGACGAGTGAATAATAAGCCGTATTTAGGTAGAGTAACACAGTAGACTTGACCGCTGTACGGAACTTCCTTTACCGCGCTCTTCATCACCTTGAATTGCTTTGACTTCTTGAGCTCTGATACGATGTAATTAATGTGTCTTGTTGTAGCCCAATGATTTTTGATCCACT